ACTCACCAAGGAACCATCACAGGCGAGGTATCCTGCTGGTGGGGTCACGCCACCATACTGAATGATTGTCCCTGCTGGGACGGATATGGCAAGGGAATACAGAGACGAATGAAGTGTCTGAGGTGTGATTGCCTTTTGAGAATTAGTTCCTTCTACCACCTCTGCTGTTGTCGCCAGAGAAATTACACCAGACTTTGTTGCTGTCGCCTTCGTGACGTGCTCTTGGAATGCTCTCTTGAGTTTGCCAGGAGTGACAGCGACATCATTTCTCAGTCCAGCATTGACCTCTGCCTGTGTGGCAATCCTGATGACACCCGTCTTTGTCGTGGATGAGTGTCGGATCGAGATCTCATTATTCAAAATTGCCAGTGAACCTGATGCCGTCATTGTCTGAGGGACAGATTCAGTTGTGTGGATTGAAACCCACTCAGTTGTATAAATCTTTAGTTTCTTTGCTGTCGTGTCATACCAGATATCATTAGTCTGAGGATTGGTTGGTTCTGTTGCTCCTGACTTGACATCAGGTCCAGCATAAGAACCAGCAAAAGGACTTCCTGTTCTATTCAGAAGAATCCACTCTAATTGCGTTCCACTGTTTGCCCAGATATAAAGCAAAGGAGCAGCAGGATCGGTAAGATCAACCCACATATCACCCACTTGTGGATTCTGTGGTTGAGTGTTTGAGACTGTGGTTGTGTTGCCACCTGAACCAGCAGCAGGAACTACCTCAACCCATTGAGAAGAGTTGGAGTCCTTATAATAAACATACAAAGAACCACCAATTGAATCCCACCACAAGAACCCTTCCATATCAAGGGCAGGAGCAGTGTCAGAGACAATGGCAGGTGGTTGGATCGCAGTTTCCCAAGCACCAATTGAATCGTTGAAAAGATACTTCAGTCCCGATGACGGATCAATATACGGGTTACTAGTATCGCCTGGAAAATTTAGCGTCATTTTTTCAGAATCTGGTGAAGAAGAGACTTGATCTCATCCATTTCTCTCCTCAGGTTGGAGATCTCATACTCAGTATCAAGAGAACGCAATGCCTGTTGCTTTGCCATTCTGTAACGAGCGCGATCAGAACCTTCTCTATTACTAATGACACCTGAATTGATGTCCTTGTATAGATTCTGATGTCCGTCTACTTTATGCTTCATAATCTTATTTATTCTGAGGCAACGACCATAATGTCGTCGAGAAGTGGTGCGTATGCTGGATTATCCACTGCCATCACAATCTTGAATGCAACACCATCAAACTTTGCGGTATCCTGAACTGTCCAAGTCAAAGACTGCCAGTCATCAGCAAAGATATCATATGGATCAACTGTCACAGAGGAACGTGGAGCAATCTCATCAACGTTATCAGGTAATCCTGTTCCGTTGAATGGAATCCAGTTTACATCAGCAATGTCTCCATCAAATCCAATGTTTCTTGGACGATAATAAAGTTTGATTGCATCTGTTGTATAGAAGATTGCTGCAATCTTGACTTCCAATCCATCACAGGGATTCTCAAAGATGAACAATCTAGACAACCACTTCGCCTGAGCAGAACCATTATTAGATGTCTCTGGGACATACTCACTGTTTGGAATCACTGTGAGTCTCTGAAGATTCATTCCTGTCACACCAATGTCAGAACCAATCAACTTATTGACATTCATTCCAGAAACCTTCAGTTTTCTTGTCACTCCATTGAAGGAGTCAAGTCTGACTGGTAAACTGTCAATGTCAACTGTTGCAGTATTAGCAAGAGTGAAGTTGTCAAAAGCATCAGTCACAGTTGCTGTCGCTGTACCAGGTCCAAAGATTGGATCTGTTGGTTTTGGATTATCAATAAGGTTTCTAACCACAGTTGCGTTTGTCCTGTCAATATCAATCACAGGTGACACCTTGGAGTTGAAGGTGGACATTGTGATTGTTGTCTCTAATGATCTACGACCCTGCAAGTGTGTGGAGTCACGATACTTTGCTTCATTCAATGGATGAGCAACTTGTCTCGCACCATTGTAATAGAAACTCTCCATCAGATTGATGTTGACTGGATTATCAAGACGATAAGAGAATGGTTCATTATATCCACTCAATGCAGCACACTCAGTTGAACGATTCTTCGCCACGAGTGAGGAAGATCCAAAGGACATCGCACCCGCAAGGACATTGATAACCTCAAAAGGACGATTATAAGTTGCTCTCACATCATTACCACCTGCTCTTCCAGATGTTGCTGCTGCTGTCACCACACTGATTGTGAAGGTGTGGATGGAGGAGTCAATCACTGTGTGAAGAGTATTGATGTCCTCATTAGGAATGCCACCTGGATTCTCAATAACTCCTGTGATAGCCACCAAGTCATCCTTGAGAAGTCCGTGATTGTACATAGACACTCTCACAATGTTAGGATTATCTCCAAACAATGTTGAGTCAACACTGGATGCTGGTGTGGCATTCGTTTCAATTGGATCCTTCTGAGCAGGTTTGATTGTCAAAGGAGTGTTCTGTAATTTGATTGTAGCATCATTGTTTGTATCAAATTCAGCACGATAGAGGACGAAGGAAACATCTTGTGTCTGATCTTCTGTCCATAATGCTCCATTCTGAGACATAAACAGGGATCCCAAACTGGGTTGTTCTACCACCCTTGTCTCTGTGCCGAGTAAATTTTCACCCAACTTAGACGTCCAGATTGTATAATTCAGTGATGTTGCTGCTCTTGCAACAAAGGCATAACTTGTATCAGGTAAGAGATAGACAGGAGCGTGGAATCTAAACTTGGTTGCTGCAGTTGCATCATCTGATGTAGAAACACCCATCTGAACTGCCTTTGTTCCATTAGATGCTCTCACTTCAAAGATTGCATCAGATCCTGTAGATCCAGCAGCAGGATCATTGATTGTCACAGATGGAATTCTGATATATCCAGATCCAGCATCAGTGATTTCAACTCCATAAATCTCACCATTAGGTCCAACATTCAGTGTTGCTGTTGCTGTCACACCACCTGGCAGTTCTGGAAGACTGAAGTCGATTGTTGTGCTAGGTCCATAATTAGAACCAATGCTCTTGATGTCTACTCTATCAACCTGGAATTCATCAGAGACAATCGTGAAACTATCAATAAGGGCAGGTGAAACTTGAGGAACTATGGGTTCTCCAGCAACAAACTCACCATTATAATTGTCAAGAATAAGATTGTAAACACTGTTAGCGACATTATTGGTTGGGTTGTCAGTGACAGGTTCAAAGATAGTCGTTGATTTGACTGTTCCTGTTGCACCAGATTGAGTACCAACAACAGTTGTTCCAGCAGGAATCGACGTTGAAAGTAATCCAGTGCCACCCAATTCACAAACAACTCTCAGAATCGTATCTGTCTGAAGAGTAATGTGAGAGTGAGGAATGATTTCATCTGTAGGAACTTGTCCATCTGTACTGACAAGATATGCCTCAACTGGTTGTGTGGAATCCTTAGTTCTGAAGAACAAGTCCAACTCAGTCAAGAAGACACCATCAGCGTGGACAGGATCAATCATAAAGGTTTGTGCCACAGGGTCAAAGTAGTTTGCTTCCTGTGAAGTCGTTGTTGAGGTTCTTGTCTCAGAATCCACAACTGTTGTCGTATGTCCAAACTCAGGGATTCTCGTTGCAACGATAGTCTCCTGTTTATCCATAAACACACCTTGTGCATAGAAGGGCGCTTCTGCGAATCCTTCAACCTGAGACAAATCACTCTCATTTGTCTGTGAGGATGTCAGTTTAAAGTTTCGTTGTCCAACTGTAAAGGATCTTGTGGGTCCTGATGTCTGATACTGAACTGCTGCCAATGTGCTAAAGATTGAACCAGCAATTGGAGGACGCCCACTTGGAATCACAAACATACCTGTCAGTGTTCCAACTGAGTCAGAGATGAGAGGTAATCCAAATCCTTGATTAGTTCTACCACCCATTCCAGCGTAGCGCGGCTGTCCGTCAGGGAAGTTTGTGTCCATCAAATCAGGAGAACACCAACCGTCAACAGACACATCATCAAAGAAGGCATAATAACGTGTGTTTGGTTTCAATCTATATGCCTGGAAGATAACTTCCTTCGCTCTCATCGTCTGTGCCAAAGACACATCAACCACTCTGTCACCATAAGAAGTTCTGTCAATGCTTCCCGTTGTGACATTGATACGAGTCATTGTCTGCTCGCGTCTTTCTGTCGTTGTGGTTGTTGTATTCGTGACTTGTAGTGGCGGTGTTCCACCTCTTCCAATAACTGTTGCTGCACCGCCCCTCAGATTGACATTTCCGCCACCAATTCTAACAGCGTTTGTTGCGTTTTGAACAGCATTAGGATTATCAGAGGAGTTCCTAATCGTAACAGTGTCTGAAGAACTTGAAACTCCGGTTGTTTCCCAATCACCCCATTGTGTTCCAATCCCAGATTCTGCCATCTCATCAGAGAATCCAACAAAGGCATTGAAGATGTGATCGTTCTCAACCACAAGATCAGGTAAGCGATTTGTCTCTTGCCAGGTGTCAACGGATGGAGTCAACTCCATATTACCATCAAAGGTAAAGACGGTATACGGTTGGAGGTTGATAAATCTTGTGGCGAAAGGATTCTGAAGGATCCTCTCACTCTCATAATTGACAGTCAGGAGAGGTCCAGTCTGTCTGTAACCCATTCCTGCCTTCTCAAGGTCAGTCTGATTATTCTGTTCTAACTCAACCTGATCAGTGAAGTGTCCTGCTCTCAGATGAGTGAAGATAGGATCAATAGAGTTTCTATACTGAGAAGAGTTGATGTCTCCCTTCTTATGATCTCTGAAGGTGTCAACAACAATTCCATTCTTGAATCTTTCCAGTCCAGTAACAGCGTCACGGACACTCATATTGATTGCTGACTGCTCAAGCAATGACAGAGTCACCAAATCCTCAAGGCGATCAATCCTTCTGTCAATCGCTGAGATATCTCTCATCCTGTAAACATGATGATTATGCTTACGGATCTTAGCGTTCTTGATTGAGAAGGTGTAAGGAGGAAGGTGGATATCATACAACCTCATTCCCAATGCCAGATCAGGTGGTGGGAAAGGATTATCAGAGGATTCACCTTTTTGAAGGTTGATTGCTCCGTTAGGTTCAATAAACAGTGAGTCAATTCTTGGAAGATAATACTCAATGTCACACTGGAATTGAGTGCCAGGAATAGGAAGACGTGGCACAAATGCATTACCTGCGGCAGGTGCACCTGGCAGACTACCTTCAAATGTGGTGTCTTGGAAATTCTTGGAACCCTGTTGATCCTCACCAGGTGTAATGGATGGGATGATTGATGGATCAGTTCCGCCTGTGTTCACGATAGGACGGAAGTCAACCACATCTTTCAATTGAATCAATGTGGACTGTGAGTTCTTCTGGTTGATGCCAGTCTGTGGCAGATAAACAGGAACGTTTCTGAATCCAACACCGTTATCATCTGTGTAAGAATCAACTGAGAAGAAGTCACCTTCATTAGAGTGATCAAAGTAATCAAATGTGATTGTCAGTTGATTATTTGCAACAGGGCGTCCTGTCTTTAGAATCAATCTGGCGATGTCATAAACATTATCTCTTTGTCCATTATCTACGATGTAATTATCAGTGACATCAAATGATGTTCCATCTGTTGTCAGCATCATCACTGACTTCACCTGATAAAGATCTGCTCTTTGTAAGGAAACAACCTGAACGGCAGAATCTGCCTGTGGAATGATGAGTTCAGCATCCTCAATCAGAATCTTTCTCTTGGCAACCGCATTATTCACAAACACAGGTGCCAGAATCTTGAGAACCATGTCTCCAGGAAGAGCAAATCCATTACCAAATGTAAAGACTGCCTTTCTGCCATTATCCTGAATCTCAACTGTTGCTGTCAGTGATCTTCCCTCTAACTTCGCAGAATCTGTTGGATCACCAATGTTTTTAGAGATTGTGATTCCAACTTTATTGACATCACCAACGAATGTCTCATTCGTTTCATTTGTGGTAAGTGTCATTGTCGTTGAACCACCTGTGACCTCAACCAGAAACTCTCTGTAAACCTGATAAGAGATTCTGGTGGACAGTGGATCTGATTCCAGTGAA